AAATGGAAACAGTGTTACAAGTGATACGGTAACAGTGACACTAGTGAAAGCACCATTGGCACAGTAAAATAAATAAGAGTGTCTGGTGAATAGGTGGATGATTGTTGTAAATGACTTTTGTCCACCTAAATAAAATATAAATGGAGGTAAACATTATGGTAACGATTTCCAATGGTGTAAAAAGTTTCAAAGTACCCAGTGGTGCGGTTAAGGCCTATGAACCTGCTGGCTATCATGTAGTTGGTAAAGGTGAAGAACAGTCTGCTGAGACTCCTGTTACAGGACAGCATAAACCTGAGAATGAGGACATCGACTTTGATGGTGAAGATGATGTTGAAGGCGAAGGCGAAGGCGGAGAAAACCAGGAGTCTGATGCAGATGATAATTTTGTAGCAGAGTTGTTAGAGAAGTCCTTATCCCGGTGGTCGACTGAAGAAACCAAAAAGTTCGTATCTATTAAGGGTATCGACACCACAGGTGCTAAGAAGCTTGGTGATGTAAAGAACATTATCAAGAAGTATCTTGACGACGAAGCAAAGAAGAACTAAGGGGGTAAAGGCCGTGACCGATGTAGAAAGGATATACAGAGAGATTAGGGAACAACAAGCTCCATACTTCGAGAAAGGCGATATTGAGTACTATCTTGAAAAGAACCATGGAGATGTTGAAGCTACTATATATGAGATGTTAATCATCAAGTCTGAGGACTCCAAGCTTGAGGTTAGCGGCCTTATTACCGGTGACTCTTCAAGCTATTTTAAGAGATTAGCTGACAGGCATAAACCGTTTAATTCAGGTACGTTGTTAGGAGGCTAAGCATTATGGTTAATAAAAGATTTCAACTTATGAAGTTGGAAAGAGAAATTAAGCGACAGGGCATACCGTTTAAGTATTATCGTATACCGAAGAACCAGTATGGAGAGCCTGACTTCGATAAAGACCCCGAGTTTCTGAAAGAGATAACCGGTATGTACCACGAGTTTACAGCTCACATGACAGATACCGTTGTATTACTTACAAGTACGATAAATGCAACAACACGTACTAAGAAAACTCCTCAGAGTTTATGTAGATACGATGACGTTCTGTTTCAAAATAAAAGTGGAGAACAGGACCACATACAAATAGGGGATATAGTAGAGTATAACCATAGAGTTATGCGAGTATCAGGCTTACAGAATGTAATGGAATGGAATATGATTGTTGATGTTTCATTCGAGGAGGTAGACGATGGCACTGACTCTTATATTAGACGAAAACAGAAATCAAGTGAAGTCGAGATTGACACGGATGCACCAGCAATATCGTCCGGTACTCCAAGCTTATATGGTAAAGAAAGCTCAGGAGATGGAGCAGTACATGAAGTCTAACCATCCTTGGCAAAACAGAACGGGTAATGCAGAAAGAGGTTTGTCTGCTAAGTTAACCAGTTCGAAAGCTCAGTATGTTCAGACTATAACTCTAGCTCATGGGGTTCCGTATGGTGTGTATCTTGAGTACAGTATGGAAAGAAGATTTGCTATTATAGAACCTACAATGAGGTTAATGGGTCCCAGAATAGTGGATGATTTATCCATGCAGCTTGGTATGTTTGTCGGCATGACAGAGAAAGGCGGTGCTAAATGATTGATACACAGTTATTTGAACCATCTGACTCTCGTTGGGGCGATATTCAGTTGCAGCTTGAAAGCTGGTTTAAGGAAAGAAAATTAAATGTAAAGGTTTATCCACCTGGAACGAAAACCGGTGATTGTACAGAACCTTACATAGTGGTCAAGAATGACGGCTCATATAAGCATGCAAACTTTAGTACAAATAGAGATATGTATGCTATTATGTGTTATGTACCAAAACAACAGTATTCTAAGTTAGAGCCTTTGGTACAAAAAGTAAAAGAGGCTATGAAGCCGCTAGTGCCTATGATTGTTCCATACGGTCAGGAAACACCATCGTATTATGATGATACATGTAAGGCACATTATATTTCAGTAGAATATGAGAATTACAAGAAATGTTAAGGAGGTAAGTTTAAGATGGGTGAGAACATCAGAAAAGCAAGAAATGAGATTGCTACAATTGACGTTGCTCTTGTCACCATTCAGACCCGTAGTGGCTTCGAGTTCGGTTTTGAAACGGCAAACCAGATTGAGGTAGAGCCGCAGACAGAAACTACAGATGCTGTTAAATTGGTTGTTAAAGGTAGACTTAGAGCACAGAAACCCGCAGAGGTTACTATTACTGGTCACCAGATTACTCTGCACGACAATGTATTTATTCCTGAGTTAGTTAAAATTTTACAGGGTGGTACAATTTTGTATTGGCAGAATGAAGCAAAGACAACTATGGGAGAGGAAGAGACTGATTTTGGAATTGCCAAGTACACCCCTCCTGTTGCAGGTTCCAGTGAGAAAGGTGAGATTTTTATTCTCAATGCATACTCTGCTATATACAATGCCGCGGGCATTATCACTGGCTATGAAAAGACAATGTACCCTAACTGTCAGGGAAATCCGGTTGCTTTCAATTCAGAAGATGGTACATTCAGAGCTCCTGAGTATACTATCAATTCTGCTCCGGATGAAGGCGAGGCTCCTTATGATATGACATGGGTACCGAAGTTACCTAACTTGGTTGACCCGGATGCTCTCTGACAATCACAATTCCTACCGGTGAGTTACTCGGTAAGGATGTAAGTACATTTGGTAATTATTCTATCAAAGAGGGTAATATTGTAGGTACACTCGCAAAGGTAGAGAATTATACCGATTTTAGTTCTGAGGTAGAAGAGCAGTCTGGTTACTATATCGCACTTAATGTGGATAAGCGGCAGGGCTCTAGTTTGAGACTTGACAGAACAACAGGTAAAGGTAAACCTGTATCATTCAAGGACGATGGAAATCTTGTTGTAAGACTTGGTGGAGACCAGGAAACTGTGAATACTGCTAAGCAGTTGGTTATCATCATTGATGGCGAAGAAATTAAGTATGACATTATGGTTGTACTTGCAGCGTAGTTGTAAATAAGTATAAAATACCTGGGTGGGATTGAAACATATCCTGCCCGAGTGTATTTTTATAAATCAAAGTGAAAAGGAGTAAATATCATGGCAAAAAAATATACAAGAGAACAGTTAGTAGCAATGGGAATGGATGAAGCACAGATTAAGGCTATTCTCAGTGTGCAGAAAGAAGAAAATAAAGAAGAACAGCATGAAGTAGAAGTACCGGTACAGAAAGAGAAAGCAAAAGTTGTACCTATGGTATCTGCTCAGGTGTCAGTTGAACAGAAACAGAGTGAACCGCTTAAGGTAACTACAATGTCAGATTTGGAGAAGTATGTTCACGGTGTTGTTGTACAGTTTCCTCCATTTGCAGAGGGTCAGCCTTTTATCGCAAGAGTAAAGAGACCGTCTATGTTGGCATTGGTTAAGTCTGGTAAGATACCAAACACGCTTCTTAATGAGGCGACAAACTTATTTGCCAAGGGAGCAAATTCTATGGTCGGTCAGAATGCAACTACCATTGATGAACTCTTTGAGGTTATTGAGGTAATTGTTGATGCGGCTCTTTTAGAGCCTACATTATCTGATATAAGAAATAGTGGTATGGAATTGTCTGACGACCAGTTGATGGCAATTTTCACATACACTCAGCAGGGGGTAAAGGCCCTCGAACAGTTTCGTATGTAGTGAAGATATTTTGAATGTAATTGCTATGGCAAAACTTTACTACACTAGACCAAGTATGATTATTGGTTTGGTAGACCCATATACTTCTTATTGTTTTGATGAAGCATGTGCTTATATAACGTCGAGAATAAAAGATGGTGAAGAACCTGATTTTAGTATTAAGGATAAAGGTTCGTTAGAGAAGAAGCATTATAAGTCTCCATCTGAAATGTATAAGAGTATGGGATATAAAAATGGAAGATATACAAAGCGAGCATAAACTAATGAAGGGAGGTGTAAGATATGTCTGTTGGTTTAGGTACAGCTGTTGGTTACTTAACATTGGATGCTTCTGGTTTTGTCAGAGGTATTGATAGTGCAACTGGTGCAATGGGAGACCTTGAGAATAAGTTTAGTACAACATCACAAGGTTTACAAACGATAGGTGGTATGTTTAGTAGTGCTGGTACAAAATTGACTGCAGGTCTTACAGTTCCTGTAGTTGGTTTTGGGGCGGCTTCAGTAAAAGCAGGTACAGAGTTCGATAGCTCAATGTCACAAGTATCTGCTGTTTCAAAAGCTACAGGTGAGGACCTGGAGTTGATAAGAGATAGAGCTATCGAGATGGGTGAAAAAACCAGATATTCAGCAACCCAAGTATCAGATGCTATGTATTACATGGGCTTAGCCGGTTGGGATGCTCAACAGATTTATGCTGGTATTCCTGGAGTACTTGCTCTTGGTGCGGCATCTGGTGAGGATTTATCAAGAGTATCAGATATTGTAACGGATAGTTTAACTGCATTCGGTAAGTCTGCAGAAGATACGACTGAGTTCGTAAATGTATTAGCCGAGGCTTCTCGTTCATCAAATACAACAGTAGATTTACTTGGTGAGTCATTTAAGTATGTAGCCCCGGTGGCTGGTGCTTTTGGATATAGCATACAGGATGTAGCTATTATGCTTGGTACTTTTGCAAATAACGGTGTTAAAGGTTCACAGGCTGGTACCGGTATGAGACAGGCATTAAATTCTTTGATTAACCCGTCGGATAAGGCAGCTGCACAAATGGATAAGTTTGGTGTGTCATTATTCAATGCCGATGATAGTACAAAGACATTGATGCAGGTAATGCAAGAGTTAAGAGGTACATTTGGTGGTTTGGCGATTGATATTCATAATGCAGATGGTGAGGTAATGACCGGTGAAGAAATTATGGAGAAATATGGTCATGCACTTCCTACGTCAGATATGGAGAAATTGACAGCCATTGTACAGATATTTGGTGTACGAGCTCTTCCAGGTATGTTATCAGTTATCAATGCTTCAGAAAGTGATTTTAATGATTTATCTACAGCCATTTATGGTGCACAGGATGCTTATGATGGTTTAGGTACAGCTTTTGGTATGCAGCAAACGATGCTGGATAATGTTCAAGGTGATTGGTACTTATTTACTTCTGCATTAGGTACTACAAAGATTATTATTTCTGATATGGCAAAGGGTGCATTAAGAGAATTACTTCAGAAATTAACAGAGCTTGTGAAAGCATTTAATGATATGTCACCTGAGCAACAAGAACAAATTGTTAAGTGGGCTTTAATGGCAGCGTCTATTGGACCAGTACTTCTTGTTATTGGTAAGATTATTTCTACCATAGGCACACTTATGACTACATTTAAGAATTTGAAACTTGCTTTCACATTTGTAACCACAGGTTTAACTCATGTTAAAGAGGCTTTCTTATTAGCTAAAGCAGGTATGACAGGATTTGCAGGCCAAACAAGTGCGTTAGGTGCTGCTCTTGGTAGTATAACGGCTCCGATTGCTGCTATAATTGCATTGATTGCAGTTCTGGTTGCTGCTTTTGTTAATTTGTGGAAAAATAACGAAGAGTTTAGGGATAAGATGATTGGCATTTGGGATGGTCTGAAAGAAAAGTTATCTGCTAGCTTCCAGAAAATAACAGATGCAATAAATTCTCTTGGTTTCGATTTTGAAAATATAGTAGAAGTAATTAAGGCTGCTTGGGAAGGTTTATGTGAGTTACTTGCTCCATTATTTGTCGGGGTATGGACATTTATCACAGATACTATAGCTACTTTTGCCGAGATAATTGCCGGTGTATTCCAGGTTATTTGTGGCATTATCAAAGGTATTAAAGATGGTGATTGGTCACTCTTGTGGGAAGGCTTAGGTACAATTGTTTCAGCTGTAGTAGAAGGTATTATTGGTTGGGTTGATAATATCGGTGAGACAATATGGAATATGGTTCAGGTTGTTGCAGGTTGGTTTGGTGCCGATTGGACAATGACTTGGGATGAAGCAAAGCAAGCAGTGGTAGATTGGTTCTGGGGAGTTGTTGAATGGTTCCAACAGTTACCTGGAAAGATTGCAGAGTTCTTTAGTCAGATTTGGACAAATATAACTACATGGTGTTCAAATATGATAACCAATATTACTACATTCTGTTCAAACTTTTTTAATGCTATAGTTACTTGGTTCCAACAGTTACCGGGTAGGATAGCAGGTTTCTTCTCAAGTATTTGGACAAATGTAACAGGTTGGGCATCTAATATGGTAGATAAAGCAGTAGAGGTTGGTACAAACTTCTTCAATAATGTGGTGAATTGGTTCCAGCAATTACCATATAAGATTGGCCACTTTATTGGTTATGCTCTCGGTACTGTAGTTAAGTGGGTAGCCGATATGTTGGCTAAGGCTTATGAATTAGGCTCTATGTTCCTAAATCATATAGTTACTTTCTTCACTCAGTTACCTGGAAAGATATTGACATTTATAACTTCGGCTTGGAACAATGTGGTGACTTGGGCCACTAATATGGTGAATAAAGCTAAGGAAATGGCTCAAACATTTCTTAGTAATATAGTCACATTCTTTACACAGCTTCCAGGTAAGATTTTGAATTTTATTACAAGTGCTTGGAATAACGTAGTTACATGGTCTACTAACATGGTTAACAAAGCGAGAGAAATGGCGACTAATTTCTTGAACAATGTTGTTACCTTCTTTACTCAATTACCGGGTAAGGTGCTTAATTTCATTACATCAGCGTTTAATAATGTTAAGACTTGGACGACTGATATGGCAAATAAGGCTAAGGAAATGGCAACCAATTTCTTGAATAATGTCGTTAATACATTGACCCAATTACCAGGTAAGGTTAAGGCTAAGCTAGACGAGGCTTTACAAAAGGCTACACAGTGGGTTACAGATATGGGTGCCAAAGGACTTGAAGCTGTTAAGTCTCTGATTGATAAGTTTGTAGAGGGAGCTAAAAATGTTGGAGAAACAGTCAAGTCCATTGGTAAAAATATTGTTGACGGTGTATGGAATGGTATTGTAGCTGCAAAAGATACTTTCTTTAACAATGTTAAAAATTTCTTCTCTGGCCTTGTAGATGGTGCAAAAGAAGCTTTAGGTATCAATTCTCCGTCAAGGGTTATGGAAGAAGAAGTTGGTGTATGGTTACCTCCTGGCGTGACTAAAGGTTTTGAGAAAGCATTACCTGGAGCTATTAAGATGATGCAGAAAGCCTTGAATAAAGGTGTGGATAGTATGTCTACAGATGAGGAAATTGATATTTCTGTTAAAGGCTTTGCGGATGATTTGATAGCTACATATAATATGCTTGTAGATTGGTTTGTTTCGATAGAGGAAAGACTTTCTGCTTCGGTTGATAATATGGCTAGTAAGCTTATGAGTTTAGTACAAATCGGTAATCAGCTGGTTACACCTGATGGTATCATAATTGATGGAACAGGATTTTATAGTCAGTCTCCTCGTAATGATGTTCCGGTAGACAATCCGGATAGAGGTGATACAAGTAGTTCTGATGTAGGTAACAGAATTTATATGATTTACTCTGACAAACCTATTGATGAAATACAGGCAGCAAAGAAAATAAAAGAAACAGAACGTGACTTATCAGAAGGATTTTAAGGAGGTGGTTTAAGTGATAGATAATATTGTATTAACAAATAAAGTAACATCTGCTGTATTGGAGTTAGATACAGTCACAACCACCTCTTATATCCTTGATGGAGAGAATACTACTTGGGGACAGATTGAAGCAAATCATCATTCTTTCAAGTATGTAAATCAGGTAGGTTTAGAGGTAACAAATACTACACTTGAAACAAGAGATGTAGTTGTACAAGGCTGGGTGGTAGCAAAGACAGAGAACCAAATGGAACAAAGGAAGCAGATGCTTAATCGGTTTGTAAATCCACAGCAAATGTTAGAACTTAAGTATAAAGAATATACACTGGATTTCTTACCGAGTAGAACTATTCAATATAGTTTAACATATCAGGAAAATAATGATGTTGTTTGTAAGTTTAAGATAAGTGGTATGTCACCAGACCCGTTGTTTAAGTCTCAATCAGAGAACAAGAATGCAGCAGCTACAACAGTTGGCCTGTTCCATTTTCCTTTGATTATTGGTTTACCGGGCACAGAACAGAGTAATGACAATGGCTACCCAACAATTATGTTTGGTTTAAGAAAGCCGTCATTGATTGTTGACATTTATAATAAAGGTGCAGTGGCCACTGGTATAAGAATTGTGTTCAAAGCTACTGCTACAATAAAGAACCCATCACTTATAAATGTAGATACACAACAGTATTTTAAGATAAATAAAACAATGGTAGCCGGTGAAGAAGTAGTAATTGATACCAATGTAGGTAAAAAGAAAATAAGGGGTTATTTGAATGGACTAGAGTATAATTACTTTAAGTACATAGATTTTGGTAGTAAATGGTTACAACTTGAAGTGGGTGATAATCTTTTTAGGTATGATGCTGAGGAAAATATGAATGGCCTCGAAGTCTACATATATTATTATGACAGATTTTTGGAGGTGCAAGGATGCAATTAGAAGATATACAGAAAAGTGTAGAAAATACACAAGGCTTAGTACAGAAAGTAAAAGTTACTAATGCTACAAAAACCAGTTCAATTCAGATAACAGTATTTAGAGTAAATAACGATGTATTTGAACCACTTGGTGAAATATCACAGTATACAAGCTTGTTATGGCCGGATGCTTATCTCGGTTATGCAAGTTTTGAATTATGGGCTCCAATTACAGACGATAACTCAGTATTGATAAAAGAAGGCAATGTGATTTGGACAGGCGGAGAGAATGCAGCAATAATTGAGATTATAAAAGCTGATGTGAATGACAAAGGGGAAAAGGTTTACGATGTAAAAGGTAGGACCTTAGAGGCAAGATTTGCTAATAGAATTATTTGGGGTACATTTATAGCAGCAAATAAAAGGGCTAGTACAGCAATGTATGAGCTTGTAAATACTTCGGTTATATCAACTATAAAAGCTGTAAGAAAGCTAAGGTGGATGAATAATGCAGAAGATACCCAGTGTGGTAAAATGATAGAGAACTATCAAAAGACAGGTGGAGACATTTATGATGCCTTGGTTAATATTGCTACTGATAGTGATGTAGGATTTTCGGTTTTGTTTAACCCAATAACTCAAGAGGAAAAGTTTGAGGTGAGGGAAGGTGTTGATAGAACGTTAAACAATCCCGATGGTAATGAGCCGGTAATATTCAGTACAGAGCTCGAAGATTTGCTATCAAGTCAGTATTATATGAATAATCAAGACGAAAGAAATGTAGCACTCGTACAAGGTGAAGATAAAGGTACAAATAGAAAGTCGGTTATAGTGGGTGATGATACATTATCTGGTTATGACCGAAGAGAATTGTATGTTGATGCGAGAGATTTGCAATCAGAAGTGTATCACGAAGATGGTACAACAACACCATTATCGCCAGAAGAATATAATGCTACATTAAGTCAAAGAGGAAATGAAAAGCTTGCAGAACATGCTAGGGTTGAAACATTTGAAGCAAAGATTAGGCAGTTTGGAGGTGTACAATATGTATATGGCGAAGATTACTTCAAAGGCGATAAGGTTACAGTTATTGATGAACAACTTGGCTTAATGGTATCTGCAAGAATAACATTAGCAGAAGAACAATATAGTGAGGATTATAACCTTGTACTTACATTTGGTTATTCTTATCCTACAGTACTTCAGAAAGTAAAAAGAATTATAACATAAGGAGGTGAGAAAGAAATGGCTCAGGAATGTGGTTTTTTTGATGCGCAGCTGGTTGGTGATAGCTATGATAGAGTTTATTTGGCCGCTCAGTTTGCTGCTTATTTTGCAAGTTTTATTCGTAATGGTATTTTTGGTCATTCGATGCAACAGCTTGAAGTATCTCAACAGGATGTTTCAGATATGTCAATCAAGGTACTCGGTGGACAGGCTTGGATAAATGGTTATTGGTATAGAAATACAGATGACTATACAATGAACCTCGATATAGCAGATGGTGTACTTTCAAGGATAGATACAGTGGTCCTTCGTTGGAGTAATTCCGATAGGGCAATGTATTTACACGTAATCAAGGGTACGTTATCAGCAAATCCTACCGCTCCAGCTATTGTAAGGGATGCAGATTATTATGACCTTGGTCTTGCTCAGGTAAGTATACCGGCAGGATGCATTAGAATTACGCAAGCACAGATAACCGATTTAAGGTTAAATGATAGCTATTGTGGATTGGTTACAGGTTTGGTTGACCAGATTGACCTCACAGATTTATGGAACCAGTTTGAGCAGTATTTCTATGAGTTCAAAGAAAAGTATCAGAAAGAGTTTGAGAACTGGACCGATGAACAGGAACAGGCCTTAAATAATTATATCGTAGAAACAAAGGCTGCCTATAGTAAATTCGTTACAGATATGAGTAATGATTATACTACATGGACAAACGAAAAGAAAGATGAGTGGTCTCAATGGGTTACAGACCAGATGCTTGAGTTTACAACTTGGGTAGATAATGAAAAGATAGTCTACAATACATGGACAACCCAGCAAAGACAAGCTTATATGGATTGGTATACATTACATACTACAGCTTGGGAGGCTATGATTGAACAGTGGTTTGAGGACATTAAAGGAAAATTATCGGGAAACCCAGCGACAGCTCTTCAGTTACAGATTGATGAGTTAGTAGCTAAGCAACCGACAGAACATTATGCTGATATAAAGCACAACAGAGATGTATATGTGACATTAGATATGTTCCTTACTATTTATGCCTGTGGCACTCAAGGTGCGGGCATTGGTCCAGCTGGTGGTGCTGCTTTGGTAAGTACTCCGGTAGAATATACCATGGAAGATAGAAATAATGTCTCTATTAAGGGTATACCAAATATAGGTGTAGTAGATGGCGTATCACAGTTATCAGAAGATATGTATGTTGTTTTATTTCAGAATAATATCAAGAGTTTGGTTGTGGTACTCCATGGTAATAAAGTGGTTAGTGAACCTGTAGAAGAAAATACAAATAATGAAAGTGAGGTTTAAGAATGGCAGTTCAAGATTTAGTTAAAGGCGAACTTGATTGGCATGAGAAGATGAATGCTAATATGCATAGTTTGCAGAATGGTACCGATAATGCTAAACAGAAGGCAGAAGATGCGGTAGGTGCAGTTGAGGGTGCAATTGTAGCAGCAAGGGAAGCAGCACAGAAAGCAAAACAAGTTGAAGGTCAGCTTGATACAAAGCTTACAAAGGCAAAGGTTACAGAAGAGTTTCAGGAAGAAGGTGGCTATGTATACCAGATGCCGAATGGTACCACACAACTTAAAGCAGGTGGTGGAAGTGGTCCTACAAAGAAAGACTTCAAGTATACAATTTTAGTGGATAATGGTGATGATGGTTCGCCAGCTAAGATTGAGTATTTTGATGATTGTTTAGGTTTCATTCCCGGTAGCGGTGCATCTCTTGGTGATTGGGCTAATACTCAGCTGTATCAGGAATACTTTAAGCCTTGTGTAATTCAGGCCGGTGACGGTGCTCCTGCTTATTATTTACAAAAAGATAATATGTCCAAAAAAGAGGATGGCTTCGATGCTGTAACAACAGGTGCCAATGGTGATGTAATGATTGAGGTTAAAAAGTTATACGGTAAGTTCCTCAAGTCAGGTAATCAGTTCAAGGTTAGTATATCTAACAAGAAAGAGGATGATACTTGGTTCTGTTTCACAGATTTTGGTAATGGCGAACAGGAGGTGGCTTATCGTGGAGCATTTGAGGCTGGTGTGATTTCAGGTGCTGGTACGGTTATGAGGTCAGTTTCTGGTGTATCTCCTCTTGTAGAGATTACCAGAAATGTTGGTAGAACCTATGCAAGAAATAGAGGTACAGGTTACCATCAGAACAATTTTTATCTGTTGCTATTATGGCAGATAATGTACCTGTTGATTTACAAAAATAAAAACTCGCAGACAGCACTTGGTCAAGGTAGAACATTGAGTTCTAATACCGCTGTGGTAAAGACAGGTACTCTTTTGAGTAAACCGTTTTGTTGGGGAGACCAGGGTGGAGTCAATGGTGTTAAGTTCCTTGGGGTTGAAAACTTCTATGGTAATGTATGGGAGTGGGTTGATGGTGTATGCTTAGTAAATAAGACGTACAAAATGACCAGAGACCCCGCTAAGTACAATGATACCGGTAATGGTTACGAGATGTCGCAGGGCTCTGGTTGCACAGCTTCTGCTAATAATGGTAAGTATATCACCAAGGTACAGGCTACAAATGTTGCTGGTTTCTTACCTGCTGGTTCAGGTGGAAGTTCTTCTACGTATTGGTGTGATAATATGTGGTTTGCTGATGCTGTACAGGTTGTCTTATTTGGCGGCTATTGGAATACTGCGGCTTTGGCGGGCGCGTTCTGCTGGGATTTGAATCATACCGCGTCTACTTCTACTGCGGGTATCGGTTCGCGGCTTTGTCGAGTGTAGGAGTGTTAAGATAAATTAAATAAAAGGTTATGTGGGGCATACATGAGAGTGAATTGGTGGACGTTAAAAATTTCAATTTAACTTTGTTAGGTTGTCAAATTTGGCAGCAATTGGAATAATGCAGCTAAAGCAGGCACGTTCTACTGGAATTTGAATAATACCACGTCTAATTCTAATGCGAATATCAGTTCACGGCTTTTAGGTGTTTACAATATATGAAGAGTAGTTCATCATGTATGTCCTTGCTTGACCCCTTATATGAGATAAGTCCTATGAAGAAAGATAGGCATAGGGTGGGCAGAATACAAATGTTAAAAAGCTGTTTTAGTAATCTCACAGTTTACTGTTACGAGGTGAAAGATTGGCGAAGTAAACACACAAGAGGTAGCTATTATGAAACGTGTGGGTAATCTGTTTGAACAAGTGTGCGATATAATATAAATAATATTGTTAAAGCACACGAGAATGCTCGGAGAGGTAAGGGTTTCTACACTGAAGTACAAATGGTGAATGATAATCCAGGTAAGTACTTATATGAGTTACAAGAGAAGATGCTAAATGGTACATACAAGACATCTGAGTATGTTAAGTTTTATAAACAAGAGGGCGAGAAGCTAAGGGAGATATATAAGTTACCTTATTATCCAGACAGAATTTATCAGTGGGCTATAATTCAGGTAATAGAACCGTATCTAATTCGTAATATGACAGATGATACATTTAGTGCTATTCCTGGTAGAGGTACTTATAAAGCCTTTTGTAAATTAAAGGATGCCTTGGATAAAGATGAAGAAAATACACAATGGTGCTTAAAGTTAGATGTTAGGAAATATTATCCTAATATAGATAAGCAAAAGTTAAAAGATAAATATGCCAGGTTGTTTAAGGACCAAAGGCTACTAGATATGCTATATGAAATTAAATTATTGATAGTACAGATGGAGAAAAGGGTGTACCAATCGGTAATTACATAAGCCAGTATTCAGGTAATATTTATTTGAGTGATTTTGACCATAGAGTTAAAGAGGTGTACAAAGTCAAATATTACTACAGGTATATGGATGATATGGTACTTCTTGCAAAAACAAAAGAAGAGCTTCAGTCTTTGGTGAGAGAAATTACTTGGTACTTAGGCTTAGAGTGGAACTTAGAGATAAAAGATAATTGGAGTCTTTTTCGTGTTGATGAAAGAGGTATAGATTTTATCGGTTATGTTTTTAAGCATGGAGAAGTAAGACTTCGTAGAGGTATAGCTAATTCGTTGATACATACATGTAGGCAGATAGAAAAACGTGTAGAACAAGGCAGAATGATAAATTATCATTTATACTGTAGTGTAAATAGTCTGAAAGGCTGGGCTGAAAGGTGTACAAGTGATGGGTTAATCAGAAAGTATGTTGAACCAATTTGGCCTTATGTAGAACAGTATCACGATGAAGTTATAAAAAGGAAACTAATAATTTATTGAAAGGAGAAACAACTATGCAGAGGTTAGAAGGTGTAATGTATGATGAACAGCCAGCTAAAGTGGTTGTTGGTCCCACAATTGTTGATGTATGTATATCATCAGAACAGGTGGAAGAAAAAGATACAATGCACGGTACTGTATCGGTGAAGTGGAAGTGTACAATTGAGAGGTATGATACCGCAGAGTATATTGATATACTCCAAAAGGCCAATGATGAGCTGAATGATAAGGTTAGACAAAATCAGCTTGGCCTTGTTGAAGTATATGAGATGTTATTATAGGAATAACAAGGAGGTGTGAGAAATGGCAAAGATTAGTTCAGCTATGGCTCAGGTATATGCCAATTTGATTGAAGAGGGTACAGTTAATCCTAAAACAGGTAAGCCTTATGCTATTGAGGATGTACCCGAGACTATCAGACCTGAGGTAGAAGCTATTTTGGCAGGTGATGAAGATGCTGAATAAAATTCGGCTTTTCATAGTAACAAGGTTATTAAGAAAGGAGGTGCAAACAATGGCAGTTATTTATGCAACCCTTATTGTAGAGGGTACGGTTAACCCTAAGACAAACGAGCCATATAAGTTCGCTGATGTTCCTAAGGTAATTCAGCCTAAGGTTAAAGGTGTTCTTGACGCTCTCGGTTTGCCTGAATTAGCCGAGTAACTTGGGAGGTCTGTTATGATTAAGGAGTTTATTCAATCATTGCAGGCTGTAGATTGGGCATGGGTTTCTGGTGTGGGGGTAGCTGCCATGACTACCCTCATTCAGAAATTCAGTAAAAAGTATAAACCCTGGTCGTGGCTTGCGAGTCAACTTGGTAAAGCGATGAATGCCGAGATGCTAGATAAGTTAGATGTTGTAGAGAAGAAAGTTGATAAGTTAGAAAAGAAAGATGAAGTGCAGGATGAAGAAAGAGCTAAAGAAAAAGCTCTTGATGCCAGAAGAAGAATATTAAGTTGTGCTGATGAATGTCGTCGTCATATAAAACATTCAGAAGAATTTTTTAATAATGTACTTGAGGATGTAGGTTACTATAAAAACTATTGTGATACACATCCTAGTTTCGAGAATGAGAAAGCAGTTATTGCTATTGATATTGTTGAAAACGTCTATAAATGCTGCATTGAAACCAACGATTTCCTATAATAATATATACGTACGTATAGGAGGTATATGTTGGTCCAAAATAAAAATTAAAAATAATTAAAAAAGATATTGACTAATAAAAAATAATATGATATAATAAATACAGGTATGAACCGAAGAGGTTAAGAATACCAAGAGTTAAGATAACAGTACCTTGAATGGTATCATATCATTATGGTAACAACAAAATATTAAACAAAGTGGAGGTAACTAATATGTTACAGAGTAAGAGAACTGAACTTGAAGCTATGAAAGCTGAGGAGCTTCGGCAGATGTGTAAGAATATGGGTATTTCCTTTTACAAAGGTAAATCCAGACTTACGAAAGCAGAAATGATTGACAAGCTGTTATGTGAGGTAGAGAGTAATGGTGAGGAAGTTGTTGAGGCTAATGACGAGAGTACTGAACAGACTAAATCAGAACCTGTTAAATCGCAGGAAGAGATTGAGGCAGAAGAGGCAGCAAAGTTAGCTATGAGAGCAAAGTACATAGAAGAGGCTAAGGTCGGTACGGTTATCGCTTTTAGACTTGAAAGTGGAAAAGTAATCTCGGCTATGATTGTTAAGAAGTCCACCAAGAACAGAAAGTTTAAGGTTGAAACAAAGTATGGGGCTGAACATATTGTCTTATTTGATGAAATTCTTTGGGTAAGAACAAATAAGAGGTGGCCGAAGTTTATTTACAACCTTTTTAAGGAGAATGTAAAATCTCAGGAGGTGGATGAAGATGTCAGAGACGAAGAGACAATCAGTTAAGCAGTATGTAACTCAGATGATTAAGTGGTATAGAGATATTAAGTATAGTAGAGACTCAGCGGAGAGAACGTTTAACGAAGCTAAATATGAATTTAGTCAGTGTATGGAACAGTACTTCGATAAGGTTGCTACAGATGATAATAAGATTGAGATACCTGTTACAGAGATTAAGAATTGTAAGAAACTGATTGTAACAAGGGTAACCCCATCTGAAGTGATTTTTGATATACCACGATTGAAAAAGCTGCTTAGCAAGAAAGAGCAAAAGCTGGTCATTCAGAAGAACTACCAAGTAATAAATTGGCCAGGTTTATTTGAGTTATTAAAGGAGTCCGGTGTAGATTTTAAGGAGTTCCTTAAATATGTAAGTGTAACAGAAACGGTCAGAGATAAGCAGCTTGATAAGCTTGTTGAACTCGGAGCAATCGACGAAGAGGAGGTAAAAAAGTGTAGTTCAGTAAGACTTAAAAGTAGCTACTACAAACTGACAGAAAAGTAGGTAAGTAGTATGGCTGGTGAATTAGCTAAAGTTTTATGGTATTATAACTTGATACCAACAGTTGATGAACCTGTTCAAAAGATTGTATGTCCGTTTCATGGAGACGTAAATCCCAGTATGTCTGTTGATTTGGTTCGTGGAACTTGTTATTGTTTTGGTTGTAATGAAACGTTTGGAGCTAAAAAGATTGTACAGAAAATGGAAAGTAAATATCACGGTTTGAATGAGCTTAAGTCTGAGCTGATGTATAACAAGATATTGAAATCCAAAAAGTGTAGTGATATAAATGTTGAAAAGGCAGCAAAGACTTATAACAGCAGAAAGAATAAGAAACAATTATATGACGAAGCTTATGATTATTACCACGGACTTAGTAAAGTAGATTGGGATAACGAGACAGAGATTGAAGAAGTAACAGATGCTCGTAACTATATGTTAAAAAGAGGATTTGATGTAAATACGTTGAACCTTTGTAGAGCAAAAGTGACATATAACAATTCTTATGGTTTGATATTTCCAATGCTAGATAATGGTAAGTTTAGAGGTTGGGTTTGTAGAACAATGAGAAAAGATATTGAGGCTAGACGAAAGTATTTATACAACGAAGGCTTCAGTAGAGCAAGTACCTTGGTAGGAGATTATGGTTCAGAAAAATATGTCTTTGTAGTAGAAGGCTATATGGACCGGGCTAAATTCTTACAATTCGGAGTTACCAATGTGGTAGCTATTTTGGGTTGGAAGATGTCGGAAGAACAGGAACGAAAATTAAAAGAGAAAGGTATAACAGATGTTATAAGTGCATTAGACAATGATGAATGTGGACGAAAAGGTACAAAATACTTAAAGTCTATATTTAATGTTACAAGGTTTACATACCTGAAAGGAATAAAAGACCCCGGCGATATGACCGAGGACAAATTCAAAAAGATGTATAGTCGTACAATGAAAATTTATCGCGATAAGAAAGGACGTAAGTAATATGGGATTATTAAATAGCATTAAAGATGATGTTAAGAAATCTGGTCAGAACAAAGGTAAGTTTATTTATTTTCGTGAGGGTCAGAAGCAGCGTATCCGCTTTTTACAGGATATGGATGATGGTGTAGAGATAGTATGGCACGACAGTTTTGAACAGGGTATTAACGTACCGTGTCAGGAGTTCTTCGGTAGAGATTGTCCTTATTGTGAGGATGATGGTTTGAGAACACGTAATATGTATGCTTGGTCTGTTTGGAATTATGAGACCAAAGAGGTTCAGGTATTTATGTTTGCGGTTAACAACTGTTCTCCTATCCCGGCTCTGGTTGCTATGTATGAGAATTATGGTACATTATGTGACCGTGATTATGTAATCTCTGTATCTGGTAAAAAGCAGAACAAGACTTTCTCTGTGGTACCTATGGACAAGCAGAAGTTCAGAAACGAGAAAGCAAAACCGTTTGGTCTGGCTACCTTAAAGAAAATGATTGATAAGGCTTGGCCGGCTGAAGCAGGTGATGGTGACGACGATGAAGAGTATGAGGAAGAGCAGTCTAAGAAGAAAAGACCGGCTAAATCACAGAGCAAAGGTAAAAAGAAACCTGAGCCTGAGGATGATTACGACGACGACTACGATGATGATGTAGAAGATGAAGCTACAGAAGAGGAAGAAGTTGATTACTCTGAAATGTCAGATAAGCAGCTTTACAAACTCTGTAAGGAAAGAGGCATCGATGTACCTACGAGAAAGTCGCAGAAGTTCTATATCAAGCAACTTGAGGAATATGACCAGGCACAGGATGATTGGAACGACGAGGACGATGATGATGAAGAGTGGGAGGACGACGATGAATAAAACATTTGTAGATATGTTTAACAAGCAGGCAGAGAACCAGCGTGAAATGATAAATGCCGGTACGTATGACGGCGTAGCAGACGTAGAATATGGTTGCGAATTACCGATTGACAATACAAGAATGGCAAGTTATCATGTACAGCAGCTGGTATCAGAGATTGGCGAGGTACTTAGTTCTGATAAGCGTTGGAAGAACATGCGAAACAATCATAACTGTCCGGAGAATAAGCTTGAGGAAATTGCAGATTGTATCATTGTTGGTATGAATATTGCTATGTACTCAGGTTTCACCGGCGAGCAGCTTGAGGAAGCAATTTTCAAAAAGATTGACACTGTAGCAGATAGAGTTGCAGAAGAGAAAGCTAAAAGGTAATAAATGGAGGGAGGGCCGGTGGATGTCGACTCTCCCTTTGTTTGTTTTGGAGGTAACGTAACATGGTTATTATTATTGAGGGTATTGATAGAGTAGGTAAAACTACTTTATGCAATATGATTATTGATGCCATACCTGATATGAATTTTGTAAGGTTTCGTGATGATACTCGTTATGCTCATTCGTTTCAGAATATGGATATAAACACAGAGAAGATAAACACACTTCAAAACCTTATGGAACAGGGTTTGGTTGATAATGTAATACTTGACCGGTACCATTTAACAGAGTGGGTATATGGTGGAGTAGATAGACAGTATGAGAACGACGAGATGTGGGATATTGATAAGCGTATGCAGGAAAATGTTCCTTGTATTCTTATTTATGTAGTACCTACTGATGTAAGACTTTCATCACAAGAACACTGTAAGAATTTATCAAGACATAATATATGGTTCAATGAGGCCTATGAGCAGACGGTGATTGAAAACAAAATAAAGGTAGATTATAATACCTTAGCAGATGCAGTTGAATATGTAAAAGAGGTACTTGGTTTGAAGGTACCGGTAGAAGAAGAAACGGAGGCAGAGAACAATGAGACCAAATAAACTGATACAGTTCTACATAACTAATATGTGTAACTCCGGTTGTAAGACATGTAGTATTTGGAGAAATAAGACAAGGTGTGAGTTGGTACCAGAGAGAATGGAAGATGTGATAAGAGCTTTCCCAGAAGCAGATTATGTAATTGGTGGAGGTGAGGCTATTCTTCACAAAAGAATTGAGGATATATTTAGTATACTCGATTATTATGCTGTTAACTATACAATACTTTCTAATTGTATTATGTTAGATAAGTTGAAATCATATTGTGAGAGATACGATATACGTAATGTAACAGTAAGTTATGACGGCACGGCTCACGACATTATCAGAGGTTCACAAGGAAACTCAAAGAAGATTTGGAACTTTGTAGATTGGGCTAAACAGAGAGGCATTAATGTGAAGCTGAGTTATACTTATTCAGCTTTCAATGAGAACCTTTTTGAGGAAGATATGCAGCATATAAAACAGCACGGTATCGAAAAGATATATTTCTGTTTGGCACAGGATATGGATTTGTTAGGAGCTAATGATAGTGTAAGAGCAAAGACATTTGACAGAATACACGAGTATTATGATATGATTGACAAAAAGGACAAGCAATTCATTATCGGCATGATAAATAACGATAGACGTGTATGTGATAGTCAGAGTCAGGTGCATACAATATATTCTGATGGTAATATTGTTCGTTGTCAGAGTTATTTGTCAGAGCAGGTACTCGGTAACATAAACAATATGAATGAACAACAGATTAAAGAGTTGTTATCTGGTGTTGAGAATGAGAAGTGTCCTTACGATAGTAAGTGTAATCTTCTTTGTCAGAGGAGGTATGATTATGAGTAAGATTTATTATGATACTGATATGACAGAGATGCCTAGTAATTGTGTAGAATGTAAAATGGTTTTATGTACTAAACCAACTAAAAAGAACAGACCGGAAGAAGTTAAGAAAGAGTATGTGACAAAGAGACCAAAGAGTTGTCCATTAGTGGAGGTGTAATATGATTGCAAAAAAATGTGGATATAGTTATTGGGGTTTCCTTGGTGATACAAAAATGGATAAAGACGGGAACCTCCTATCGACCCCAGACGGAAATGCTTTTTATTCGTGGTCAATCATAAGGCAACTTCAAAAGGATGGATATGTGGTGGTCCAGGTAATGCCTGATAGGGATAAGGATGGGTTTGATTATACAATGAAAACCGAGAAAAGTTATTTTGATTGGGCAGTTACTGATAAGTGTACGGCGTACGTAGAAATGCATAAGAGTATGTACAATGAGCTTATTCTTGAAAAAGAATGGTATGAAGTTACTTCTGAAATGTTATTTAATATCTGGGATAGGCATGGGTTAAATAATTGTGAGTTCATTCTTCACGAGTGGCGTATGTGTATACCTGGTAGAAATGACGAACAGAGTAGAGGTAAAGGTTGGCAGCCTGATTATTTCATTCAGAATTGTCTGATTGAGTATTGTAGGACAAGAGGTATTAAGTTGATTGTATTTGACCTTGATTACAAGATTGACATAATTGACTTTACTCGTATGTATGAAACTGGTGTTGATATAAGCATATTAGAGCTTGGTAACAAGTGGCAGTGTTTTGAAACAGGGTCTGATGATATGAAAGGCAGAAGATTTGGTAAGGTGTACATTCCATTTGATTGGGACCATATTGATGATTTTGCTATAAATCCGATGCCGGTAGATGATATGGTGTATGTTGGCAACAGGTATGAGAGGGATTGGTGTATTGATAAATATATACCTAATTGTAAAGGTCGCAGAATAACTGTGTATGGTAACTGGAATGAAGGTGGCAGAGATAGTGAAACAAGATGGCCGGGTATACACTTCGGTAAACGTATTCAGACTTCGGATATGAGGTTTGTGTATTCAAATTCTCTGGTAACCATACTTTTAGCAAAGAAAGAATATTGCAAATATAGTTTTATGACAGCAAGAATTATTGAAGCAATATTCTATGGAACAGTTCCTCTGTTTATTGCCGAGTACGGGGCCGATACAATTAAAGAGTATGCCGGTAGATATGCTCCATTATTGACCGTCTATAATAGCAACGAGGTGTTGCAGAGGATTGATTACTTCAGAAACAATCTGAAAGAACGCTACACAATTATTGAGTACTTGAGAAGAAGGCTCAGATTTATGGATGTTAAAAATTTTACAAAAATATTGTACGAAATGAAGTAGGAGGTGAAAGGGTTGTTGTATAATCAGTTTATAACAACAAAGAATGCTGATGAAGCTTTTGAACATTGGTTTGGTCTGTTATCTGATATGGGTGATGTAAGTGCTTCTCGTGATGGCGATGTAGTTGGTGAGGTAATCAATGCGGTAACAGTTATTGAGGACCCCACTCAGAATATTATGAAAAATAAGATACGTAATATGCCGATGAAGTATGCTATTGGAGAGCTACTTTGGTATATGTCTGGTAATAAGAACTTATTAGAGATACAGAAGTACACAAAGGCTTGGGACAGAATGTCTGATGATGGTGAAACAGTCAACTCAAATTATGGTTGGTGTATTCAGAGTAAGTATGGGTTTGACCAGTGGGAGTTTGTTAAGAAGCAGTTGACAGACAATCCTAACACCAGACAGGCAGTTATTCATATTAAGACGGCTGATGATACTCCGAGTAAAGATGTAAATTGTACGGTATGTCTGCAATTCTTTATCAGAGAGGGTAAGTTGTATATGACAACATATATGAGGTCTAATGATTTGTGGATGGGCTTTACTTATGATGTGTTTCAGTTTACCTGTATGCAGATTTTAATGAGTATGCAGTTAGGTATTCCTCTTGGTACCTATACTCATATCGCCGGTAGCTTACATCTGTATAAGAGGGACCTTGACAGTTATTTGTCAAAGCAGAATAAATAATAGGTAGATATGTAAAGGTGGCTTCGGTCACCTATCTACGTATCAGAAAGGAAAGCAATATAATGAGTGTAGCAGTAGCATTACTTAGTAATATAGAGTCAAGTCAGAATGAAATAATATCTGCCATTTATTCACAGATAATTGAGTTTGTGGACGAAGTGACAATCATAGATTTTTATGGTAATGGTAAGATAAATAAAGTGCTAACCAGTGATGATGTAGATATTTTGAAGTTGGCACAGTATGATTGTAAGAGTTGGCCGGAGATAAAGAAACTTTATGAAATGGTGTTGAATGAATTTGATAAGGTAATCATATTTAAGACACCGACAATGGTTAATCGTTCTGTGGTAAAAGAAATGCAGAATGGTATGAAAGTTGATAAGCAGTTTAACTGGAATTATGATAAGATGCGACGATTATATGAACGGTTATTGTTTGTAAGTTGTTGTGAAGGTAAAGAAGTGTTTCAGTTTGTAATTGACCCAAGAGAATATGACTTTAGTGATTTTTACAATTTTAAGAAGTACAAAAGAATATGTACATGGAAATCAGAAACAGATACTTATGGTCCAATCTATGAGTATGCTATGTTTAATACTTTTGTACAAGAGATACCAAAAATGCAGGACCTTTATTTTATCGGTTCTGTTTATGATGAAAGTAAAAATTATTTGTATGAAATAAAACAGCAGTTGGGAGATAGGATAGGTAAGCGACATAAAGGTGGAAAGTACTTTGGTAAGTTTGGTACTAATTACAACAATCCAATGACCGGTAAATTTGAGTTGTTTACACTTGAGGATAGAGATAAAAGAGTTGGTCAGAGTACGTATTTGTATAACTTAATGTTAAGTAGGTATACTATAATATCACACCCTTATTTACACGAGTACTTTAACATAATGAGGTTTATGGAAGCTGTAATTTGTGATTGTGTACCAGTGGTAATGCAGGGGTATAGCAATAATGAAATTTTACGGTTGACGTTTCCGGATATTTATGATATAATAAGAAAAAGGGGTTTAATAATGGAACCAAAGATGGTACACTCTCGTAAAGACAGCTACATAGAGAGGGACGAAGATGTTACAAGAGCAATTAAGGCCACCAAGAGTTTCAAAAAGATAACGGACCCTATAAAAGTAAAAGCATTTTATGATAAGTTATTGAGGTGACAATATGGGCAAAGAATTTGATTTACACAGACATGATGAGTATAGTACATTTGATGGATACGGTAAACCGGAAGAGTTAGCTAAGATAGCAAAAGAGTTAGGTTATAATTCGTTGTGTACAACTAATCACGGTAATACAAATGGATTGGTTCAGACTTATAAAGCCTGTAAGGATAATGGTCTGAAAGCTATTCTTGGTGTTGAGGGTTATTTCTTACCGAAGTATATACCACAGACGAGAGGTTTTCATCTTATATTGATTGCTAAAAATTTAGTTGGTTATGGTAACATGAACCGTATTCAGTATGAAGGTGATATGCAGAAGTATTACAATCCAATTTGGGATTTTAGTATTTTGGAAGAACATAGTGAGGGTTTAATTTGTACATCTGCTTGTGTGGCCGGTTATCTTGGTCAATGTATAAAAGGTGATAGTATAGACAAAGCCAAAAGGTATTTGAAAAGAATGCAGAGCATATTTGGTGATGATTTTTACATTGAGATACAGCCGTATGATGTTGATGAAGAAAAAGATGGTATAAATTTACAGAGGTATATCAACATAAAGTCTATTGAGTTAGCAGAGGAATTAGGTATTAAGTGTATATTGACTTCCGATAGTCATAGGGGCAGAAAAGAAGATTGGGAGTCATATCTGAAAATGCATGAGGTGGCTGGTCATAATTTGGACCACATTGAAGATACATACAAAGAAAGGTATATGCCGGTTCCTGGTGACTTAAAGAAAAGATTTTATAAAATGCATAAAGCTGATTTTGGTGAAGCAAGAACAAAGAAATTAGCTATGCAGATGGTAAAGAACTTGGAAGAGATTGAGGACAAATGTGAACTTAATTATCTTGACCAGCTTGAAGAAAAGTTACCTGTGCTTTATGATAACTCATATAAGGTATTGGTAGAGCATGTAAAACAAGGGCTGAAAGATAGAGGTAAGTATAACAAGAAGTATATCGACAGAGCGAAAGAGGAATTGGATGTAATTAAGTTCCATCACTTTGAAGATTATTTCCTTATGGTTGAGGATTATGTTAATTGGGCAAAAGACCATGGAATTGCAGTAGGTCCAGGTCGTGGTTCTGCTTGTAACTCAATTATATGTTATGCATTAAAGATTACTGAGGTAGATAGTATTTACTTCAATCTTGAGTTCCGACGGTTCCTTATGAAAGAAAGACATAAGATGCCTGATATTGACCTTGACTTTGAAACAGATAGAAGGGGTGAAGTTATTGAGTATCTACTTAATAAATATGAGGGTCATTCAGCTCAGATTTGTTCGTATGGTTTATATCGTGTGGATAATCTGATAAATGATTTAGCAAAGGTTTGTGGTTTAAGAACAGACAAAGAGGTAGATGCTTCAGATGCTAAGATAAATAAGCAAATAAAGGCAGATATAAAGAAGTTTGTAAATTCATACATTGATGAAGGATTTCTTGACAGAGAAGGCCTAAAGAAAGACGAAAGGTACAAGAGCTATAATGATAGTTATGATAATATAATGATGCACTTTTTAGCTCTATATGAGAAAGTAAGGTTCATTGGTACTCATGCTGCAGGGGTGGCGATAACTGGTGGAAATATACTTGATTATGCCGCTGTAAGAATGGACACAAAAACAGGTAAGTTATTTACAGCTTATGACCTGATAGATATGGAAGCTATCGGGGTAATTAAGTTCGATATGTTAGGTCTGAAAACTATGTCAGAGTTAAATGACTGTAGAAAAGCTACAGGTACACCCGGTTTTGATATAAGTATGATTGAGGATGAAAATGTAATTGCTGGTTTTGCTAAAGGTGATTGTAATGGAGTATTCCAGCTTGATAAAGCCTCTGTACAGCAATTATTATTAGATATTCATACGAGTAACTTTAATGATGTAGTTGCTGCATCTGCAATGAATAGACCTGGTCCTTTGAAACAGAAGATGCCAGAGTTATATGCGGCTAATAAAGAGGCCTATGAGTTAGGTGAAGATGCCGGTAGTAATATTAGAGCTTTTGACGAGTATTTGAAAGAGACGTATGGTACGATTATTTACCAGGAGCAGATTATGAGAATGGCTGTAGATATTGCAGGTATGACTTGGGATGAAGCACATAATATAACAAAGATGAAGATTGGTGTACCTAAGTTCAATTACTATTTTGAGAATGACTATCCACGGTTTGAACAGGCATTTGTGAATGGTTGTAAGAAATTAGGTGTACCGGCAGATACAGCAAAAGACATATTCAAAAAGTTTTATGATTATTCATTTAATAAAGGACATTCTGTTGGTTATTCACTTATATCGGTAGAACAGATGTATTATAAGGTATATTATCCCGAGGTATTCTGGTTTGCCAAGATTAAGTATGCTAATGATGATAGTGATTTCTTTAAGTATTGTGAGAATGCTGTAGGTGATGGTGCCGTGGTATTCTTACCTCATGTAAATTATTCAAGGGCAAAGTCGTCATTGAGAAAGATTGACGGCGAGTTCGCAATTCAGCAGGGTTTGAGTTCAATCAAAGGGGTCGGTGAGGTGGCTGCCAATGCTATCGTAGCCGAACGAAAAGCAAATGGTATATTCACATCATACGATAACTTCCTCGATAGGGTACAAGATAAAAAGGTTAATAAAAAAGTACTTGGGTTGTTGATTGAGAGCGGGGCACTTGAATTTAAGAAGTCTACTTATATTAGTAGGGTAAAGAAATACAATAGTTCGTTGTATGCAAGAGCTGATAGAAAACGTTCTTAAAATAAAATATTTTCAAAATCTATTGACGTCGGCCAAATTTTATGATATAATATCTATATGATGAAAGGAGGCTGACGCCAATGAGTAAAATTAAAAGTGAGCAAGAACTTAGAGAGTTGTTTTGAAACACAGTTTGACCAAGAAACTTGGGAATGTTTTGAGGAATGGTTAGACAGAAAAATGGAAGAGGGCGAGATTGAGATTTGTGAGTTTGACCATTATGATTGTGGTAACCTTGACTACAAACCGGTAGCAAAGCTGATAGGTCAGAATGGTAATATCTTTAATTTATTAGGTATTGCAAAACAGGCTTTAATTGCAGAGGGAAAGATGAAAGAGCAAATGAATTGCAAGAGGTGGTAACTACTCAGTGTAAAAGTTACGATGAAGCGTTATGTACAATAATGAATTATGTGGAGGTAGAATAGCTAATGGGTGCTATGAATAAAGAGCAAATAATTAGGCTCTGTAATGAGATTAACAAAAAAGAGGGCCAAGGTGCAGTATATACTATTGGTTCTAAAAATGCCAATCTGAAAATTGACAGATGGTCTACAGGTATTGAAGATTTGGATGCCATAATTGGTGGTGGTATGCCAGAGGGAAGAGTGGTTGAAATATTTGGACCAGAGAGTTCTGGTAAAACTACTTTATTGTACCATTTGGCAGGTTTGCAACAGATGGCTTTGGATATACCTATTGAAGGTACTTTTGATGCTGATAGGGCAAAGGTATTTGGTAATCGTCCAAAGCAGCTTTTGGTATATAGACCTAGTTTTGGTGAGGCGGCATTAAATAAGACAATAAGGTTTGCGAAAGCAGGTATACCTTTAATTGGTATTGACAGTGTACCAAGCTTGGTTCCAAAAGAAGATGCAGAGAAAGTCCTTAAGTCGGCAGATAGAGATAGCATTGAGGAACAGAGAATAGGTGGTACATCAAGACTTTTGAATAAGTATTTACCTATGATTGAGGAAATAATTGAGGTAACTGGTACAACAGTTATTTTTGTAAATCAGGTAAGAGATAAAATTGGAGCTATGATGTTCGGTGAAAAGACAGATACTCCCGGTGGTCGTAAACTTAAGCATGCCTGTTCATTACGTATTCAGGTAGCAAGACGAGCATGGATAGATATTCCAAATAAGAATCCAAAGAACTCTGCTGATAAAGAGATTATAGGTTTCATAATGAAATGTAAAGTAGTGAAGTCAAAGGTATGTAATCCGATGGGCCAATGTGAAATTCCTTGTTTCTTTGATAGAGGGTTTGTAAGCTTTGATGATGTAAAAGATATAAGGAAAGAGATAATGGCTCAGAGAGCAGAGCAGTATGGTCGCAGAAAAGTAAAAGAAGAAGATGATTGGGAAGCAGAAGAAAGCGAGGAGTACGAAGATGAGTAAAGTAAAAGTTGAAGAAGCAGAAATTGTTGTTCATGGTACAGCTGATAAGCCTTATTTTGAAATAAAGTATAGAGAGGTTGGAAAGAAAGATTACAATATAGGCTATAGTTCCTATGACATAAGAAAAGTGTTCGGCTGGTTAGAGAGTGAGTTTGATGTGGTAGGTAAGAGTGGTAAGAGTAATGGTATTAAGAAAAGGGTTTTGAAAAGTCTATTATGTGCCAGACATGAGATGCAAAATAAAAATATGTTAACATTAAATGCTATGACAGCTATTGTAGATGGACTGGTTTATTTGGTAAGTGACGGTGATATTACCAATAATTGTGAAGCGGAAAAACCTAAGTCTAAACCGAGAGAAACATTATTAGTGTTAACATCAGAAAACTTACCAAAATGTTTCGGTAGTTATGATGCAGAGAATATAGTAGAATGTGGCTGCTGTATGTTGAATAGTGTGTGTAAGCAAAGAAGTGAGGTATAAGTATGGAGAGAATAAGTAAAAGAGATTATTACCTCAATATTGCTAAAGCCGTATGCAAGAGGTCAACATGCTTGAGACGAAGATATGGATGTGTGATTGTAAAGAATGACGAGATAATTGCTACCGGTTATAATGGAGCACCAAGAGGAGCAGTTAATTGTTGTGATATCGGTGAATGTATGAGGGAAGGTATGAAACATAACTCAGGAGATTATTCAGAATGTCATTCGGTGCATGCAGAACAGAATGCTTTGATAAGTGCTAGTCGTAGAGATATGATAGGTGCCACATTATATCTGTATGGTGAGGAAAGATTATCACAGACTGATTGGGAAGAAATAGCAGATACAACTCCATGTCCGATATGTAGCAGGATGATTGCTAATGCTGGTATTGATAGAGTTGTAAGTAGTAGAAGCGAGGTAGAGTAATATGTTTATTATAGAAGTACCTTTTATGAATTTGGACCAAATATATAACTCTGGTCAATGTTTCAGATGGATAAAATTGAGGGATGGTAAATATGCTATCCCCTATGGAGACAAAGTGCTTAAGGTTGAGCAACAGAAACAGAGATTTATAATGAGTTGTACCGATGAAGAGTTTTATAATATCTGGTATGAGTACTTTGATATGGGTACAGATTATATGAATATAAATTATAAAGCAAGAGGTATAAGTGAAGAGTTCAGAGTAATGGCCAATAGGGGTTCCGGTATAAGAATACTCAAGCAAGATTTATTTGAAATCATTGTAAGTTTTATGTTGGCAACTGCTACTAATATACCAAACATAAAGCGAATGATTGAACAAATAGCACAAAAGTGTGGAGTACCTCACAAGCAGTCGTTGAGAGAATGTGGTCAGTTAAAGTGGTATGAGTTTCCTAATGAGATACAGATACTTGAAAAGCAAAATAAGTTAGCAGATGATTTTGGTCTGAAAAGAAAAGAGAATGTGCTTCAGCTTTGTCAAGATATTGTGGATGGTTGGTTTGACTTTAGGTACTTAAATACAGACGAGTGTTCTTACGAGGATATTAAGGGTTACTTAATGGAGTTTGATGGTATCGGTCCAAAGGTAGCAGATTGTATTTGTTTATATGGGTTACACATGATGAATGTATTTCCGATTGATACTCATATTAAACAAATGCTAACAGAAGACTTTCAGTGTGAAGATTATGAGAGTTTCCGAGATTGGTATTTATGTGATATGGTAGGCTATGAGGGATTGGTTCAGCAGTATATGTTTTATCATCACACAAATCCACCTAAGCCGGGAAGCGAAATAATTGAAGAAGTGAAAAAGCGAAGAAAGAAAAGGAAGTGATATAAATGGGAATAGTAAGTAACATAAAGAAAGATGCCACAGGTGGTAGAGTTAAACTTCAATCATCAGAGGCACTTCAACTTGAAAAGATACTGAATAATACTTTCTTCCTTGAAAAAGATATTAAACAAGAAGCAGCCTTTGTAAAGCAGGTAATGACAAGAGGTGCAGAGACTCAGGAAAGAGTAGGACTACATGCATCTGCTTTAATTAAGGGTGATAAAGATTTTTGTTTGAGGGAGCAGGTATTAAGTTTGGTGTACAGGCAGCTACAAGGTGAGCAGATTTCCGTTGGTCTGAAAAGAATTTTTGAACAGGGAAATGCTATACACGAGAAGTGGCAGCGGTTATTTATAAGAGCCGGTTATTCAGGTGTAGAAGATTTGGATGTAACAAGGTTTAATCATAACTATCATATTAGTTTCACTCCGGATATTATTTGTAAAATACCAGAGTTTTTTGAAGGTAAAATGGTGGGAGAAATTAAATCTGTTAATACATATCAGTTTCAGAAAATGTCAAGACATCCATCAGCTTATAAACAGATGCAGTGGTACATGGGTTTATTGATACTTGATGAAATGGAAGCCGGCACTTGGAATGAAGTAGATTATACAAAAGGTTTTGTTCTGAATGAAGATAAAAACACTCAGGATTTTAAGTTGGAAGTATACGATTACGACGAAGAATTGTGTGCACCATTTGTGGAAAGAGCAAAAGAAATTCGTAGACGGTATAATAAGCTGGTAAAAGAACACAAGATGGTAGCAAGACCGTCAGATGCTACTAGTCCTGATTGTAAGAGATGTGAAGATTGTGCTTTAAGAAATGCTTGCTGGAAGATAAATGGTGGCGGTGAGAAGTTGCCTAAGGAGGTTAGAGTGATATGAGACCTACGATGTGTTATATAGATACAATGAGGGTTGTTGGTCGTAAACCTACAAAATTAAAAATGTTCGTAGCTTATCTTAAAAAGTGTATGCATATACATAGTCCAAGTACAGGTGGATATGAGTATGATTATCTCAAGGCAAGATATTTTGGAGGTAAGAAGAATGAGTGATTGTGCATTAGTAGTACGAGAAGAGTTCTGGGACCAGCAGCTTAGGATATATTCACAGCTTTTAGGTATTAAGTTAGATAAGCAACAGATAGACCGTGTAGTAGTTATTATTGTTGATTTTGCCGGGAAGGTTAGTGAAGCAATAATAAGGCTGTCAGAGATATTGTATGAAAGCTTTGAAAAGGTATGGTTATCTGTAAAAGATACTGTGAAAGATACTATTGAAGCATTGAAAAAGTTTGTTGATGAATGTGAGATAACATTTGATGATGATTTTGATACTATATGTGATAAGTTGGAAAACAGAATGTTATACCTCAACAGACAGGAGTATATCAGAAGTGAGCAGCATTACAAATCACAATTTAGATTGGCTAAAATGAATTATAACATACTACACCATGATAGGAGGTGTTAGTTATGGGAAGAAGTTGTCCAATCTATGGAACAGCAGTTTATCTTGATTGTTTGGATTGTGATAGTAAGTTATGTAAAAGCATAAAAAGGAAATATTCACAGGTATGTATAGGTATAGACCAATCTTATAATAATACCGGTATAAGTATTGCAGCCGATGGTGAATTGATAAAAGTAAAAAGTGTTTGGTTGGATAAGTGCGGAAGTAATTCAGAACGACGAGAGAAACTTAGAAAAGTGTTAGATAAGGCTTTGAAATCATGTGTAGACAACTCTGAAAATGTAGTATGTATACTTGAGAGGATAAGACTTCAGTCAAGGGGTTTTATCAATATAGATTACATAAAGTCGATAGGTGCTCTGAATAGTGTAATAGTAGATGTGTGTAGTTTATATTGTGTACAAGTATATTCGGTAGATACTCGTTGCTGGAAGTCGCAGGTGATTGGTACAAGTAAACCAAAAAGTAATAGGTATGGTGTACCTGATGAAAAGTGGCCGACTGTTGAATGGTTATTAAAGCAAGGGTTTGAGGCAGATATTCTCATAGATATGTCAGAGACAAGGAAGTCTAAAGGTACGTTTGTGAGAGATAACAAAAAGTATATGTATAATAATGATGCAGCCGACTCAGCTGGAATTGCAATGTTTTGGTTTGTTGGTGAGCACGAAAAGCTAAAGGAAGAAAAGTGATAAAAATATCTTCCTAAATTTTCTTAAAAATATCTATTGACGTTTACGACGTTCTATGATATAATAAAGACAGTGGTAAGATTACCAATCAGAAATGAGGTGCCTATATGAATGTAGATAATAACGGCAAGATAGAGTTTGTAGAGTTCAATAGCTTACAAGAATTTTATAAATATTTATGTGATACTCCTTTGAATGACAGCTTTAGGTGGAAACACTTATCAAGTATAAAAGGTGATTATAGATTTACACAGACACATAGTTATGAAGAAGCAGTAGATTTATTTCACAATGGTTGGAGTGAGATGTCACAGAGACTTAGTCAGAGGTTAAAGGCTGAAGGTAAAATGGAACATGTAATGGTAGCAAAACCGGTTCAAAGTGTAGAAGGTTTTCAACCAATCGTTCCTTTATATTTAAGTGGTATACCAAATAACATGATAAATCGTAAAATGCAGCCTGTGAAACAAAAAGTAGTTACATTGAATAAATCGGTTAGTTATTCTTGTGGTGTTTCTACAGATGAAATAATTGATGAAAGTATAAAAGCGTTTAGGATAATACAAAAGCTAGAGGCACAAAATTACAGGGTAAATCTGAATATCGTTTTAGGTGTATATGAGGCCAATGATTATTGGAGCGATACAGTCGAAAACGGATATGCTATAAAAGTTAAACTGAAGAAAGCAAATGAGAAATTAAACATAAGTAAACTTGCTTTTCCTTTGGTACATCCAAGTATGTTGAGACGTTTGTTTTTAAGATTTATGGAAGTATATCCTGGGGTGCCAGATGAATATACAAGAGGTTATGGTAGGCCGATGGGAGAGTCGTTAATTCGCGAATGTTTTCCAAAGAATGAGATTTTATTACCACAGTATATAAGAAAAGATGTTGATAGTATAAAAACACTTGATGATTTGGAAAAGTTGTCATAAAATATTTTGAAAAATTTTTAATTTTCCTATTGACGTATCCGAAAAATTATGATATAATGGTTATAGTGAGATAGGGAAAGAGAAATTCTCACAGAGTATTCAGAGAATATGCGAAAGGAAGAAAAGATATGGCACAACAGCAACCGGTAAATTTCAGGGTAAAAACTCTTGAAAAAGGAGACAAGCCTGGTTTTGTACATATCGACTTAGTATTCGACGGTGAGAGTAAAGTATATTCTTACTATAGAAAATATGGTAAGGATGTGAATAATAATTTTACAGTAGTTTCAGGTTGTAGAATAACTTTTGATAGTGACTTCAATCTGAAAAGTGTAACCAGAGAATATGATGTTAAAGGTCAATACAGGAAGTCAACTGAGAGCTTAAGCAAACGAGTGAAGGCTAAAGTAAAATCAGAGGGGTATGATATAGGTGTTGAAAACGAGGTGCCCTCAGGGGGGGACTATTTCACATTCCCGACAGAGGATTTTGGAGAGGACGAACCAGAAAAAGTAGCAGATGCTGAATGGGATAAAATCGAACAAGAAGAAAAGATTAAGCAGATGCTTAAGGGAGAAGTTAAACACGAGAAATATGACCAGATTAAGATGTGTTTGGATTGTAACATTCCAGTATATCTTGCAGGTCCAGCTGGTAGTGGTAAGAACCACACAGTAGAACAGATAGCTCGTGAGAATGAATGGGACTTCTATTTTAGTAACTCTATACAACAAGAGTATAAGTTAACAGGTTTTATTGATGCCGGTGGTGACTATCACGAAACAGAATTTTATAAAGCCTGTACAAGTAAAACAGAATGCGTATTCTTTTTGGACGAGATAGATGCCAGTATACCAGATGTTTTGGTATTATTAAATGCAGCAATTGCCAATGGTTACTTCGAGTTTCCAAATGGTAGAGTTGATTTCTCACATGTTCATTTTGTAGCTGCAGGTAATACAGTTGGTTCGGGAGCAGATGATATGTATACCGGACGCATGGTATTAGACCAAGCTACACTTGATAGGTTTGCAATTATAGAGTTTAATTATTCTGAATTGATTGAGCGAAAGCTTACAAAGGACAACCAAGAGTTGATAACCTTTATCCATGACCTGCGAGATACATCAAGTAAGAAAGGAATAAGAGCTACTTTCAGTTATCGTTGTATGATGATGGTAACTAAACTTGAGAAAGCAGGTATGCCGCTAAATCAGATAATGAGAATTGCGGTTATGAAAGGGTTAGACCAAGATACAATAAACACTTTCAAGTTGTATGGTACAGGTAAATATTATGAAGCTCTTAGTAGTATTCAGATGTGAAGCCGGTTGGCTTAACATAAATAAGTGTACAGTTGTACAGAAACAAAGAAGCCATAAACAAAATAAAAAGTAAAGGAGAACAAAATCATGGCAAAAAATTATTCATTAGCAGAGGCAGTACAGGTATTATTGGAAAACGAAGACACAGCAGCAATTGCGGACATTGGGAGAAGATACCCTCTGTTAGCAGTTAAGATTACCAGAGTGGCTGTAAAGGCCGGTGAAGAGTTCGGTGACCTGATGCAGTTTATGCCGGAGAACCTGTCTGCTAACAAGATTAACGGTACAATCAAGAAGGCTCTTGAGGATGCCGGTGACGAAGAGGATGCAGATGTCGAGGATGATGGCGACGAGGAAGAGGAAGAAACACCTAAGGCAAAGAAAGCAGCTAAAGTGCCTGCTAAGGCAGCTACCAAGAAAGCTACTTCTGATACATCAGGTGATACCGATTATGATAATTGGAACAACGCAAAGATGTATAAGTTACTCGGCGATTTAGGATTGCGTAAGGATTGCAAAGAGAAGTTCGGTGACCTTTCCCATGACTCTATGCTGAAGTATCTCAAGAAGTATGTTGCGGATGGTAAGCCGGCTGAAGCAGCAGATGATGAAGAGGATGTTGAAGCAACAGAAGAGCAGGATTACACAGGTATGAAGGCTATTGACCTTCACAAGCTTTGCAAAGAGCGTAAGATTAAGGCTGAGCAGAAGAAACCGGCTAAGTATTACATTGACCTGTTAAAGAAAGCCGATGCAGCAGCTGCTGAAGCTGAAGAGTCTGCCGATGATGAAGAGTGGGATGAAGAAGAGGACGAGGATGAAACACCGGCTCCTAAGAAACCTGCTAAGAAAGCAGAAGCAAAGTCTGTAGCTAAGGGTAAGAAACCCGCAAAAGAAGATGACGACGAGGAAGATTGGGAAATCTGAGCCAAAGAGTTCAGTAGGTACATGAACCCTCCAGTCGGGTAATATTAAAAGTACTTGATAAGTGATGCTAGGGCTGGTTGATAGAGATGTCGGCCAGCCTAAGCTGTATTTAAGGGTAGGTGATAAAGTGACTACACGAGAATTGCTAAATCTTGATTGCAGAGAAGATGGTTCAATGGAGTTATTACAAAAGGCTTTGAGATTGATACCACCGTTAGCCAAGTATAAGATTGAGGATGTTCCAATCTACAAGATAGAAAAAGCTATAACTGTACTAACAAAGAAGTACAATATGAGAATAAGAGAGTTGGTACCAGATGTTTGGGCAAACAAAGAAGAAGTGATTTGGCGGTCAATAATAATAAACGACAATGACCTCAGTACAACACAGATAGTTTATGGTTTAAGTCTGTATGAGTGTTTAGCTAAAACAGTTATCTGTATGTATTCATTGAGAAAGAAAGTCGATACAAGATAAGGAGGGACAAGCTGGTGGTAATAAGGATATACACAGATGGGGCATGTTCTGAAAATCCTGGTCCAGGTGGATGGGCAGCGGTATTTAGTACTCAACATGGTTGTAAGATTATTTCTGGTAATGAAGTTGAAACCACTAATAACAGAATGGAATTATCTGCAGCAGTTGAGGCTTTGGAAAAGATACATAGAAGTTGTTCCAAAGATAATAAGTATGAGTTGTATTCAGATAGTGCCTATGTAGTTAATTCAATCGAAAACGGTTGGATAGAGGTGTGGAAAAAGAATGGTTGGCAAACAACCAGAAAGCAAGATATAAAAAATAAAGACCTGTGGGATAGATACTTGACTATCAGGCAAAAGTTATTAGATGATGATATTGACATAAGCATTATAAAGATAAAAGGACATGCAGGTCACCCCTTTAATGAATATGTAGATAAGCTTGCTAAAGAGGAGGTTTTGAAAGCAAAAGCAAAAAAAGCGTAGACGAAAGGTAGGTGAGAAACATGCTTAAATACTCAGAGGAATTTATGAGTAAAAAATTCAATGGTACAAATATGAAAGATGCCTATATGAAAGCTGTTAAATGGTATGCAACAAATGTATTGGCTAAGAATGAATTGCAGGAAGTAACGTGTTCTTTTGAAAAGGACAAGCAATCTCCAATCGTTACCATTCATTTGTATGTAACCATGGAAGAGGAAGAAGTAAGGCAGGCTCACTGTCAGATATGTAAAGAGGCCCATGCTTCATTCTTTATCAGTGAAGAAACCAATTGTGCTTGGTGTAAAATAAAAGGTTATCAGAATAGGTGTGACCAGAGAATATCTGTAAAGAAACAATATTATAAAGACCTTTTGTATAGGAGGATGTACGATGATTAAAGATTTATGTATAGCATTAGGAGAAGTGGTTACCGATGGTTTTACTTGGTTGGTACATACTAAGTTGGTTCAACTCATTGTAAGATTTTTCTCAATTATGTTTGCTATTGTAGTTGAGTTGCTCTTAATGATACTTGATGTGATTGGTAGAAATTTGAGGAACCTTGCTTTATTACTTCAGGTAGGTCTCCCTTATCTGATGTGGTACTTAGGTGCTTATTTTTATGAAGAACGAGGTGAGTTTGCAGTAGGTGGAGAAATATTTGTTCCATTGGTTGTATTCTTGGTAATATACTTTGTGGGTTCATTTGCTAATCATATTGGTAAGGGTAAAAGAATACCTGTACCTGAAAAGCGATTTACAGAAGTTGATGATGGCGAAGTATCAGTACCGGTAAGTAGACAAGATGAAATGCTATTTTACCTCGCAGACCTTGAAGATTACTTGGAACGTAAAGGATATATGAGCAATAGGTCAAATAATAAAAGGAAAAGATGATATAAACTGGACCTCCCAGTGACCTCTATTTCAATTTGAGATATATCGGTTGATAAAATATATGGTTGAAATATTAAAACCTCTTAAAATTGAAATATGAGGCCCTGGTGATGGTTCGATATTATGATATTATTCTACGAAAGGAGTAGTATGAGTAAAGTAGCCGAAGCATATCTGAATAAAGATTATGAAGCAGAAGAATCGAAAAGGGTTAGTAAGAGAAAGTCACCAATCAATATGTCAGAGAAAAACAAATGTTTATATTATGGTATATCATGTTCGTATGGTATTTGTGATGAATGTGAAGTACACAATGAAAGGAGTAGGATATAGAAATGTATTCAAGAAATAGGTATCGGTATAAGCATAATAAGCATAGACGAATTAGCCGGACCAGCAGAGTTAATAGCCAAAAAGGGTTAGTAAAATTATTAGTTTTGAATGGTATCATAATTGTAGGTGTTATGGTATGTACATTATCAAAACTCAGTTCAGCAGAGCCTGAAGTTATTATGAATACAATGTCAGAGAGCATTCCGGTCGAACAAAATAGAATTGTACAGAGTACAAGTATACCTAGTGGTATTGCAGAATATGAAGAAAACAAAATTGATAATGTCACTGATTCGTCGGTACAACATTATCCAGAGTTTGCATACTCCAAGGACTGGGATGCTGATGATATTTACTATTTAGCCAAAATAGCAGAGTGTGAAGCAGGTAACCAAAATATCCAAACAAGGACGTTGGTTATAATGACAATCCTAAACAGAGTCTGGTCAGACAAGTTCCCTGATACGATTTATGAAGTTATAACAGAAAATGATGGTACTACATATCAATTCAGTCCTTGCATTCCTGGTCATAGTTGGTACACAACAGAACCAAGCGAGGATAGTTATGAAGCCGTATCTGTGGTATTAGAAAGTAAGTATGATTATTCAGGTGGATGTACGTATTTTGAAAGTTGTGAGGATACGGATAATTGGCACAGTAAGAATTTGGAGTTCCTATACCAAAGTGAAGATGTAAGGTTTTATAAGGAGTATGAGGAATGAAAGCACAATATAAACCACCAAAAATAAAAAAGTGACGTAAATAAATTAAAGGAGCAAAAAGTAAATGGGTCGCATAATAAATATGTCTGATTACATAAAAGAAGTAAATACAGCCAAAATGGAAATGGAAACAAATCCTAATGCAGAAATAGACGAGGACTTATTTGAGGAAGATGAAGATGTAGAAACCTTAATTATGGGTAAGCTTTCTGATATTGATGAGTACCTCAGGGGCATAGAAGAAGGCTGTATGAAGTTAAGGGAGGTGCTAGGATTAGATGGGGAGACATTCAATAACGGGGATTAAATACCTCAACATAGATTATCAAAAGAAATATAAACATACCTATAATGTTAGGGTCGTATTATTTGGTAAACACTTTATAGTATGGTCCGGAGACGACATAGAGATAGGTAAAAAAGTGGCTGAGAAAGTCAATGAGTTAATGTCTATTGGTCGTTCAACATTTATTGATTGGTATGACAATGATATGGAAAGGTGGATGATAGAAAATGGCTATAAAGATGCGAACAAATAAAGATGAAAAAGCTGTTTGTAAATGCTGTGGAGCCACCAGAAAACATTCCTTGGATATGTTTGATATTGCTTTTACAGACAAGCATATTATTACGATTTGTGACCTTTGTAACACCAGATTATTTCAGAAAACGTTAACAGCTGAATGTAAGGTACAAGGCAAACCGAAATTACAGCAAGACCTTAAAATTATTCAGGCACGTTCACAAAAAGGACAAACCTACTGGAATATGATGGAGGGAAAGGCATAAACAAATACATAATACATTCTTTCTCTTATATATTCTCTTTCTTATAAGTAATACTTAATAAGTTATTATAATTAATACTTAATAAGTTAAGTGTAATATAAAGTTATGAGGTATAACAAAATGAAATTAAATCTTGATGTATTACCAGTAAAATATTGGGATATGACAACAATAATAAGTTGGTTACAAAGAAGAATTATAGTATATTCAATTATGTACTATCTGTCTCTTATACACATCTGACGCTGCCGACGATCGCATAAGTGTAGA